ACAGCATCAGCGTCCATGGTAACGCTCTGCTGATTTCCGTTGAGGTCATATACCTCTACGGTTCCATCGCTATTAACTACCGCAAAGTATTTCTCCAGCTCGTCTCGGTCAATCGTGTGCATGAACGATGTGGTCCCGAGGGCCGTGGATGTTAGAGATGCTACGAACTCAGCTCCACGACGCTTGGACAGCCCTTGGATTGCCGATGGATAGGCATTAACCATCTCATCAACCGCAGTTTTAATCCGAGTTTCTGGAGGTTGCTGGGTGATACCTCCGACTAGATTGGGTATGTGATCTGTAATTTGCATGTCTAAATCAACCGATTGGAAATTACGGATACTAAGGGTTGGTCTTTCAGGATGTTGTTGTCGCTCGTATGATCCTCTTCCCATTCAAGCTGGATCCAAGCTCTTTGAGCCTGTGCTTGCACTTGCTGAAGATCGGCATCAGCGCCAAGGACATCCACCATGTACCGCGTGGTCGCATCGAGAGTGATGAAACGACGGGCAGACTCAGTAAGCTCTGGGAAATCTAAAGCAATCACAAGGTCTACATACTGGTGATCCGTGAACACGTAGGTTCTATTTATTACGTCGTAAATCTTCCTGTCCCGAATGACGAAGCGCTTGGTTCGATCTGGTTGACCAGTTCGTCCGTCTACAGCGTCGATCTTCATAGCGTTCACAGGGACTAGGATTTCACCGCCAGAAGATACATTCATCTTCCGTTTGCGGTCTGTGTTCCATGACCAACCACGGGACTGCACTTCACGAGAGGTCGTATTAAGAGTGTTCACGGCCATCTGCGCTTCAGCGAGATCTTCATCGAGGTTGGTGATTGGTGCTTCTCCTACAGCGGAGAGCATGGAGTTGACCGACTCAATCTTAGTCGATGGTGTGATGAGCATGTTTTCCGCCTTTATAGGAAAAGGGAGGACCCCAAATCTGGAGTCCCCCCGGGGAATTAAGCAGTGTCGCTGAGGTTGTTTACTTCGTAGTAAGCAGATGGACGGAGCGTTGCCGCACCCATGAGGAGCTTAGAAACGAGCAAAGTACCTTGCTTCGCCACAGAGTACTCGGACTCGGTGGTGAGATCCTGCAACTTGACCATACCCATGCCTTCGGTGTGCATGAACATACCGAGAGTATCACGAGCATCGACAGCGTAGTCCTGACCGAAGCCGTTGGAAGGCGCGTTCAGAGGAGTACGGCCATCAGGGCCAGTGTTGGTGTTTGCAGTGCCGTTGATCGCGAGGTGGTTCGTCTTCACGATATCGAAGCCAGCAACCTTGTAGATAACCGCGTTCGCGAAGTCACCGCCGTTAGCGGAGAAGTCGGAGTTGATGATGCGGTTGTCAGAGGTCTGGTTGATGAGGTTGTAGTACGTGGTTGGCGATACGTAGAGAGAGCGGCCTTCCATAGGGAGGTTATTCTCATCGAAGTACGCAGCAGCCGTAAACGCTTCATCAATCAGGTCAGCAGCAGTACCAGCACCGTTGAGGCGCTTGGTGATTGCGTTGTTCATGCCAACCTTACCGAGACCAGCGCCAGACGCACCAGCAGTCGGACTGCCATCAGTAACGGTCTGAGTGGAGATGTAACGGTCGCCAAGACGTGCATCGCGAACAGCCATCTGGAAGAGGGTACGCTCTGCGGTCAGTGCGATTGACTGAGCCATTTGCTTCGAATATTCGCCACGGAACTCGAAGTGCGTGAGCATCTCATCGATGTTGTTCAGGAACACGGAGGACACAATGAAGTCGTCGATGGAAATCGTTACTTCCGAACTAGCGAAAGGCTGGCCGATTATTTCTTGGCCCGGCGTGAAGTGTTCGGCAGCAGCCTGTCCCAGAAGAGGGAACTGAGCTGACTTACCACCGTTCAACGTGCGTACACGAATACGGTCTTTAAGAGCAAACATTTCATCGAAGTGAGTAAGTACTTCACCCGAGAACTGTTTCAGGAGGAGGTCGCGGGAACCTGCATAGGTATTATCGTTAGCGGAGCCATCGATAGACGCAGGAAAGTTGGCGACCTGAGCTGGACTTGGAGTACCAGTCTGAGCCATTTTCTTTTTCCTTTAGAGATATTCATTTTTTGAAAGGATCGATCCCCGCGCTACTGAGCTGCGTATCTCTCGAAGTTGTCCGACGCATCGGGCTTCAAGCATTCCGGTGACTTGTGTAGTCTTGGGGGTATATTCCTGCTCGTCAGCAGGGCCGTTCCACTTAGAAGCGGCAACGGAGAGGGGCCTAGAAAACCAGTGACCCCTTGAGTTGAAATCTCTATTTCCGTGAGCGGTTCGCGGACTTCTTTTGTATCCGCAAATTGCTCAAGGCATTGTTGTTCGGGTTGCGATCCCGATGGTCGATGTCCTTACCCTTCACAGCTTTCTTGCCACGCTTCTTAATCATGAGGCGGCGAGCTTTGTTACGGGAGGATCGACGTTTAATTTGCGAAGGCTTGCCGTGGTAATCCCGGTATTCCTTCTTGTAGTTACGTGCCACAGAACGCTTCCCTTTTGACGTTGTTAAGGAAGATCTGATCGACAGTGCCTAGTGTGTCATACTTGGAGGCATAGATGATGTCCCAAGTGTCACAAGCTTGTTCAATCCCTGAACCAGCCTTTCTCGCGCATCCGCTCATGGCGACGATTAGGGTCAAGACGCAGAGCATCGGCAGCAGCGTCGTGAGCAGCGCGAGCGCGTCGATCCGCGTCTTCATCTGTCTCATCCTTGTAATTCTTTACTGCTGCCCGACCGGACACAAAGACCAAAGCGATTAGAGCCGCGAAGATCGCAGCAGCTCTGGCCTTTCCTGTGTCCAACCATGACAGAATGATTGAGAGATATTTCATGATTTCCGGCTCTTGGTTCCGGAGCATTTCCACTTGGCTCGTGAGAGACGAAGAGGACTATTAGGGTTCTTAGCTGCCGCAGGATGTTTCTTCATCTGACCAGCGCTTCTTGCGCAGTAAGCATCGCCTTTGCTCGTACCCGGGCGAACGCGAGGTCCACCACCTTTTGCTTTACCTGCTTGGCCGTAGCTGACTTTCTTTCCAGATGCAGTGATCTTTACGGACGCCTTACCCTTCGCAGGTTTAGCCATGTCACTTCTTCTTTGGTTTGAAGCCGCCAGTCTTATTCTTCATCTTTGAATACGTCTTAGCGGAAATGGTTGACTTGCTCTTAGGGCGGCTAGTGCCAGCCTTTTTCCGAGCGTTCATGTTGTCGTAGAGTCCACGAGGCATCTACTTCTCCTTATTGAATAGTTGCTTCCAGAAGCTCTTCGGCTGCTTTGGTTTCACGTAGGTCATCTCTTCGGGGGTACGTTCAATGCCGTAGCCTTGGTCACGCCAAGCTTCTCGACACCCGTGAACCATGCCCCAATAGAGTTCATCCGTGACTTGCTTGTCCTTGGGATCGTACATGATCTGGAAGGCTTCCCATCCCGGACCGTAGCGCGACCGTGCGCCAGCTTCCCAGCGACCCATAGCAATCATGACCCTGTAGAGCTTGAGATAGCCTTTCGGATCTTGCCAAAGGTTGATCCGCTCATCCTTAGCAATCCCTGCATCTACAGAAACCGCAGCAGCATAGTCCGCCTCGTTCCCGGTGCTGTACGCCTTGAGGATATGAGCAATCGAAGTCTGACAAGTATCAACAGATGCTCGTCGGATGACATAGTGGCCCCAGTAAGCAGCGCCGCCATAGACACTTTCGAACGCTGGGGTTGGAAGTTGGGAGCCATCGGAGGCCGGGAGAAGGTGAGGAGGCAGCGCCCCGAAACGGTTTTCATGTCCGTCCCGGGAGGCCCCGATGGCCCCAATATTGCGCAGACGGACAGACGCTGGGACTGACCGATCTGTGAGAGAGTACGGCCAAGGACCAGTGTATAATTCCATCTACTTGTCCTTAGAGCTGAGAGCGACCGAGCTTCTCGGTTACCTTGCGGTTAAAGGCTGAGTCTTTCTTGTAACGAGGGTCACGCATATCCGCTTGAACCTGTTGCCAGCTTTCGTAAACGTCAGCCGATGGAGGCTCACCACCACCGATGTTGCGCTGTGGTTCGGAGGTCTGCTCGTTATCGTAGCGAGCCTTGAGACCCCGTACTGCAAGCTGGATCGAAGAGACATCATTCGAATTGATCGTAGAGTTGAATGCGTCGATCTCGGTGTCTGTTAGATTGTCAGATGCCCAAGACAGAAGGTCTCCATATGCTTCTTGACCTCCTACGCTTTCGTAGATCTGGTTGGTTTCCCGAGCTACTACAGCCTGTCGGCCTTCTATGTAGTTATCGACAATCTCACGAGAGTAACCCGCCTTCTCTGCGGCCTCGTAAGAAGCTTCTGACAACTCGCCGTTCTTTAGGAACTCTTGCTCCATCTGAGCCATGTCGAGACCAGCTTCTTCAGCTTCTTCTCGGGTTGGCTGTGGGATTGGCTTAGGTTTCTCAGCGGTCTCTTTGCTTTGCTTCTTTTCTAGCTCCGAATAGGCTTTCGCCATGTCCTCTGGTGAAGAGAACTTCTCAGGGAGCCAGTCAGGGCGTCCTTCGTCTTGAGCTTTCTGTTGTCGCTCAAGCTCTGCCCTGTGTGCATCTTCAACCATCTGTTCTGGAGTTGGCTGAGTGCCTTCAGTCGTATTGATTGTTACGCTGTTTGTTGTTTCCATTATTCACCTTGTTGGCCTTGGGCCATTTCCTG